CGTCGTCTGCGCGTCGGTCAATGTGAAATAGGTCACGCCGTCGTTGCTCCCTTGCCAAACGATCGTGCCGCCGGCGCCGAAAGTGCCGCCGACTTGGATGGAGCTATCGGCGAAATCCAAGGCTTCCAGCGGTTGACCGCCGTCGCCGTTGAGCAGGCCCGTCCAGACCGCGAGTTGGGCGTTGGTCGATAGCCGTGTGACCGTCACGCTGCGGGTTGCCATGAGTCAGCTCCCCGTTAGACCGGCGGCCAGGTGTCTTTGGTGAGGAAGGCGGAGATTGCTTTGATCGCCCGCAGTGTTCTTTCCCGGCTGTTGTTGGCCGCGTCGTAGGTGATGCGAATTTCAACCGGATTGCCGGCCTGCGACGCCGCGTTCTCGACCACGGCGCTGAACGAGTCGTTGCCGAACTGCGTTACAGAGAAGTAGCGTTCCGCCATTGCCATGTCCCTCCGTTGCGAGGCGAGGCGCCGCAGCGCCCCGCCTCGGTTGGGTTAGTCGGCGTAACGCGCTTCGACGGTCACTTGTCCGGCCGCGGTTGCCGCCGCGGTCAGCGTGGCGCAGATGTCGAACTGACACACCGGATCTGCCGTGAGTCCCGCCGCCTGCCAAAGCGGCTGCTCCATGACCGTCGGCGTGAGCGTCGTCGACTCGTTGGTGATGTCGGTCCAGATCGCCAGCGCCGCGGCCATCGTCTGTGCCGAGGCGAATAGATCGACATCGACGACCACGCCGGTATCGGCGCGATAGACCCCGAAATCTCCGATCGCGCCGGTGGTCGCCGTACAGCGCAATAGGAGTTCCGATATGCGGCAATTCGACGGTACGCGAACGAATTTCAGGATCGACGCGATCGAATCGGTGGCGCTGACTTCGACTTTGCCGATGGCGGTTCTGAGGTTGGCCCGCGCTTGGCGGGACACTGGAAGCGCCCCGCCTGGGGTATCCATCAGCGTGAGGGCCGCTGACTTGGTGGTTACAACAGCCATGATATTTCCTTTGCAGTCAGGGTTTCAGGGATGGATCAACGGCACCAAATGCGAACCGTCTTTTTTTCCTCGAGTCGGGTGGCATTCGCCATCATGTAGATGTAGACCTGCCACGGATGACCGGCGAGGTCGCGCCGCTGGTCGACGCTGGTCACGACGTCGGACCACACCGCCAGGTGCATCCCCGACTTCGCCCACATCGGGATCGAGCGGGACGTGCCGGCGGCATCGTCCGTGCCGAGCACCAAGCGCTCGGAATGGATGAATTGAATGCCGAGCAGGCGTTCGAGCCGGCCTTCGCGAATGACCGGAGTCGAGCCGATCCCACCGCCGCGGTTGTAGTCCTCGTTGATGACCTGGACTTCGCCGAGCAGCGATTCCTCCTCGATCGCGCTGATCGCGCAAAAGATCGGGTCATCCTGATCGACTTCGGACGCGCGCAGCAAGCGAATTCCCCGTTTCAGCTTGTCCACGTTCATGTTCGACGTGGTGCCGCCGAGTGAGACGCTGACGGTGTTGCCGGCCAGGATCGGCGTGCTGGTCGCACCCGTCTCGCCGGTCGCCGCGTTGGCGGTGAAGGCAGCGATGATGAGGTCGTCGAACTTCCGGTTCGCGGCCTGCAGGGCGTTGGTGACGTAGGACGATTGCGGGTCCGACAGCACCTTGAGCTTATCGAAGGTGTCGACGAGCTGCGGCAGATCGAACGGTAGCGGCGCGACCCACCGGCGATCCACGGGTGCATCGACGCGACCGATCGGCGGGAACTGGCCGACGACGGGCTGCATTTCGATGATGCCGAGCTGGTCAATCGGGCTTACCTGCTTGCCCACGTAACCGGATTTGTAGGTCACGGCATCGCGCAGGCGCGAGGTCTTTTGCTGCAACAGCAAGGCGACGTTCATCGCGAATTGCTGGCCGTACAGTTGCGGGAGGTTGGCGGACATTGGAGCCTCTCGAAAACACGTCAGGAAACGGGTTCTCGTCGGGCTTATCCACCACCGCGCGGAGCGGAGCTCGGGGCCTTGCGGCTTATCCTGTCCACCCCTTTGGCGCTCGGGGCCTGCGACTTGTCGGACCGCGCGCCGACCATGCGGGCTCTTTGCCAGTCACCGGGGCCGCGGGATGCGGCTTATCCGGGGTTCACGCGCGAACCGTAAACGAAAAATTCGCTCAATTCAAATTTTTATATTGTATTTTCCAAGTTTCAGGCAGCAGCCTTGGCCGACGCGAGGATTTCGGCAATTCGATCAGCCTCACGACGTTCGTCGACGCCCCCTGCGATGTAGCGTTTGCGCCAACCCTCGTCTTTCTGCAGCACGTTCCAACGGTCTTGCGCGGCTTCGGGCGACATGATGCCGCTCGCCGGCTGCGCGCCGGTGATGGTCTTGTCCTCGGCCTGAAACTTGCCCAGGGTCGAGAAGATGCGCAACGCCAGATCGCGACCCAAGGCGCCTTCGATTTCGGTGTTGATTTCCTCCCGGGTGAGGATCGTTCCGGTGGCCGGATCCTTGTAGGTATCGGGAATCGCCGTGCGCACTGCGCGCCTAGCATCTTCCACAAACTGCGGCATCTTCTCGGCGCCCACTTCCAAGGTCAACGCCTCCATGCGCTTTTTCTGTTGTGCCGCGAATTCCCCGGCAAATGCCTCGCCGTTGGTCTTGTTCATGGCGACCGTGTGTTCGAGAAGTTTGTTCCTCAGACCGGACCATTGCTTGTCGGTCAGGCCGAGCTCGTGCGCGATCGGCGTCATGGCAGCGTCGAGCGGGTCATCCTTCAACGCCTCGATCTTGCTGTAGCCTTCGGGCTTCTCGGGGCGACCGAGCGCGGTGTAGAACTTCGCCGTGCTCTCGGCGTCGCCCTCCTTCGGCATCCTGAGAATCGTTTTTGGATCGGCGCCGACCAGCTTTTCGAGGTTGATGTAGCTCTCGACGAAGGCCGCCGGGTCGGGGTTGCCTTTGCCTTCCATGAAGCCCTTGTGCGCTTCCGGATACCAGGGCGCGGCAGCGGCCGTCGTGGTCTCGCCAGCGGGCGCAGTGCCTGCGGCTGCGGTGGTGGTGGCCGCGACTATCGTAGCGGCCGGCGTGGATAGAACTGAGGTGTCAGGCGGCATTTTCGAGCTCCTGTTGGATCGCGGCTTGCACTTCGGTCGGGTCGGCGTTGGTCTGCCGCAGGATGTAGAGCAGGGCGTCGCGCTGGCCCTCGGCGTAGGCCATCGCGATCGGATCCATCGTCCCGGTCTGCTTCGAAATGCAGGCCGAGGTCCGGTACAGGTTGCAATACTCGGAGAGGTCGGCCAGCACCGCCCGGGTGTCGGGATTGGCGAGCGCGCCAAACAGTCGCGAATAGGCGCCGCGCGCTCGATCGACTTGGAATAGACGCGAAAGGATCGTCATCGCGATGGACCCGCCGCCCAACGTTCAAGTTGGCGCCTAACAACAACACCGCAACCAGCGGGGAGATCTGCCCACCACCGCCGCGACTCCAACGGCATTATCATCAGTTTGCGCAGTTGCGAACGACGTAGAATTCCTGCTCTCGCGAGAATGCAAACACAACGCTGTGAAAGATCGCGCGCGCCTTCGACCCGCCATGGATTCATTCGTGCCCGGCATTCTTTGGTATCGGGCAGGCCGTATTCGCGTTTTTTCTTTGCAATCTTCATCGCAGCAACTCCTCGAGCGCGCGCAGGGCGCGACAAACCCCGCAATGCTGCTCGGTCCGGTATTTCGGATGTCGGCGGCGCGCGGCCATCACGACCCCCGCCATCGCCAGAACCAAAGCGCGCGCCTCGATCTCGTTTGCTCCCTCAACCGGGCGGCGCAGCGCCGTGACATCGGCCATGCCTCACTGCAACCCGGCGCCAAGGTTCGGTGGTTGCGCCCGCGCGGTCGCCTGCGCGGTAGCCCAATCCTTCGCCGCCGCGCCCGTCTGTTCCGCCGCGGCGATCGCATTTTGCATGTCGGCCATTTGCTGCTTCTGCGCCCGCCTCGCCTCCACGTCCTTCGGCGGCCGAATGATCTTCTGCGGGGCACCGGCGACGTCACGCATTTCGCGCACCACTTCGTCGGCGTCCACGTTGTCCATCACCGAGGGGTCGATCGCGGCGTAGGTTTCCAGCGCCGAAAGGAAGGTGTTGATCGCCACGCCCTTCTGCGCCTTCTGCGCCTGGTTGATCGGGGCCGAGAACTCGACCTTGATCGCGCTCGGGCCCCCGCGCTGCATCAGCGCATCCGGCATCGGCGGGAGTTGGCCGGCCATGCTCAGAATGTCGAGCTCGCGCGCCACCATCCCACCGAGAAATTCGCCTTGCGTGCGCTGCCCGGTCGGCGCCAGCAATGCGCCTTTTTCCTGGGCTCGGATCAGTGCCTCGGTGGCGGTCATGTTGGTCGGCTTGTCGACCAGAATGCGGAAGAGATCGACCTTGAACACCGCTTCGATGCGGCGCCGCACGTCCGTCAGCATTTCCAGCCCGATGTCGAGCCGGGCACCGCTGACGAACGGGTGCGCCAGCGGCTTCCCATCCGCATTGACGTAGCCGCGATTCAACGCCCCGGTGCGCAATTGGAAAGCGGAGAGCGCACCGCCATCCTGCAGCAACACCGGCGGATCGACGACCTTCTGCCCGGCGCGCAGGATCGTTTTCATCATTTCGTTGAGCGTCTTGATGTCCGGCAGCGCCGTCATGCCGGGCCCGCGGCCGTACACTTCGCCCGCCGTCGTCTGGTAGCGCCCAATGGCATAGGGGAATGAGCGATAACCGGAACGGCGCAGCTCTTTCTTGCCGGCGATCGCGATGTAGCACGAGGCGAAGGCCATCCCCGGTGCCTCGCGCGGACCATAGCCGCCGCGATCGCGTGGCGTGACCACGTGCAGCACATCGTAGAGCGCGTCCGGTTTGCGCGTGGCGTCGACGCGGATGCCCTCCGGTAGCACGTCCTCGCCGAACTGTGCCGCCAGGTTGGCCGCGCTCATGCGGAACTTGCGGTGCATGGTGTC